ATCCGACCTTAATATTCGCTTCTTTACCTACTATTAACGTAAGAGCATTATCTTTACTTTCTAACTCGGAAATTTCCGTAGTCAGGTTCTTGCGGTTGTTCGGGTTAACCACCGCATCAGTTATAGTAGCCGGGTAAATGGTTTGTCCACCCTTGGTCAGTTTATGCATTTTTACCATAATATTCCTGTTTTTAGCCTAAGTTCCGCCGGAACTTGGACTGTTGTTATTTTATGTAATTATTTATTAACTATTAAATCATTCTTCCGGTGGCAGAGGAGGTACAAAATCACTCAGCACATCATCATACTCCTGATCTGACAGAGATACGCTCTGCACCGCATTGTAGACGACATAATCAGGATAAGATGTTATTTCCGCTGTGCTTTCATCGGTCTTTCCAGTAGTCAGCACAATCCCTGTATCTTCAATAGATACAAGGTTGCAGATGCCATCCCTAAAGTCAGAATCAGAGATGAAGTATTCCCGTTTGACCTTCAGCATACCAGGGGAGAAACCGGGGTTGTCAAAAGCGACAAGCAGACTGCCATCTTCCATACGGCTGCAACCCACATACTCTTGTCCGTCAAAGGAGGCTATGAACTTTCCCTTGAACGGATTGAAGTAAGTAAACCGGAAGGGAGTTGATATGTCTCCATTCAGGTTCTTCTCTATAATTTTAAAATCAGACTGGTAATTAATTTTCATAACTATAATATTAATGTTACATCATCTATCTCCTCGGCTGTCAGGATGCCGGAAAGGTCAACACTTCCACCGCCTCCGGTTGTTCCTGTTTCGCTCCAAACACCTCTCGTCTTACATTGATACAGAGGACCCGGTATGGTATCCCCCACGACTGCCCAATCGCCCACAACAGGAGATGGGACAGCCGCCTGCAATGCTTCTACTGTTGAAAACAATCCCTTGTTGCGTATAACGTTCTGCTTGACCTTCTCCACTTCAGTGGAGGTCTTGCTAAAGTTGCTGTTAAGACGATCTACCGCCTCACTCCAAGTACCTGTTTTATTAATACTATTAAGTTCCATATCACTTCATTTTACTTTGGCAATACGCTCTGATCCCATACAATCTCAGATCCCTTAACCATAATTATGCGTCCTCCCATTATCTGGGTCTGATATATATAACCGTCACTTCCTCTTTGCTCAACAACCATACTGTCCGGGCGAAAATACAATACATCACTATTGGAAGGATCATTCATAAAAATACGGGGAACCATACCGCTCAATCCGTATTGAAGGGATATATCTAAGAGCGAATTACCATCATTATCATGAATATCAATTGACGGTCTCCCATATTCATCCTCAGGGAATATGGTTATCTCGTAACCTGACGGTGAGGAAACTTTCACTTTCCCGACAAATTCAGGATTTCCCTCTGCATCCCATTTAATGTTCCCATTGGCAAGCTGCCCGGAACCATCCTCATTCAACAGTATCTTGCCATTGGCTATTTCAACTTTTCCCCGGAAATATCCGCCCAAAGCATAGATATATCCTCTTAAGAACACATCACCACCATGAGCGACAACGAAATTCGCCATGTTCTCCCATTCTTTATCGGTAGGTTGATAATTCGGATCATTTCGAAACCTCATCACGGTTCTAATAGCCTGTTCAAGTTTTCCTCCTGCCCAAAATGCTACATCATCATCGTCATTGTATATGCCGCTAACTCCGGCTGTGACCTTCTGCATCTTACCATCCTTGTAGTTGCCTAATTGGACCATATTAGCTAGTATCAAACCGCCAAGGATATCCACAGATCCATCCTTGATTGCGCTCGCGATATAATTAATTGCTTGAAATTCGGCCATAGACTTGTCATTATCAAGAATTGAAGGCTTCCAATCGGTAGCGATGGTTCCTCTTTCTAATTGAAGATCACAAACGGTTGCGGTACCACTGATGAGAAATATACCACTGCCATTGAAGGTAATCTTATGGGTATATCTCTGATAAGAGGATGTGAGAGGCTGAGAAACACTGAAAGAGCCGCACGAAACAGACACAGACGTACCCTTTGCTTTATAACTGATAACATAACTTTCTCCTTTAATCAATGATACAGATTGGGACAAACTACCGATTGCAGCAGAGTACCCAGAGCCGGCAGCACTATCTGCGGATACAGTAGCCACACCCGTCCAATACTTTAATTGCTTGCTATATAATTCGGTATCAGCCGATAACTCGGTAGCGGCAGATAGATCCTCTGTTTCATAATCTCCCGTAAACCCAGTATTACGTAATAGATTGACCGAACCAATATTTACCGCCTTATAAACCTCATCCGGCAAATCCGTCAGATTTGCCGAACCTGTAGAACCCGGCTGCAAGTTCATCCTTCCCGTCAACAGATTGTCTCCCGGTTTTATTCGGGTATATTCTTCCGGCAAAATAAAATTATTGATCCCCACATATTGTCTTATGTATGGAGATCCTGTTCCGGCACCTGCTAAAATCTGAGCATTTTGCCTATTAGGATCATCTGTACCTTGATATCCCAATTGTACAATATCATCCCCTACCAATGGAGCATCACTCTCCAATGCACATACACTTTTTGACAGGTCTATATAATCAGTTCCTACAGATACAACCAAACGCCATAAATAATGATTCCCTAGTTTCCCATCTGCCTGCTTTTCCAAATTAAACGTCTCAACCAGTGCCTGATCTTTTTCTTTAAATTGATTATATATTATCCTTCCATCAGCATCCTTAGTACGCATGTAACATCGCCAAAAATCGTTGTATTCCTCAACTTTTATACAAGACATTCCGGCCGCAGTCTGCATCAACTTTCCACCGATATGGGTTGTCTTCTGTACTTCTATTTCTTCAGCGGTCAACTTCCTCCGAAAATGAGCATAGTCAAGTTCCAGATGCCATGCGCCTTGTTCATCTTGCCATAATCCTGCTCCGGTTGAACCTTGTGTAAAATTTCCTCCATACCACCCCTTTAAAAATGTGATAAATTCTTTGGCCGTATCTGGTTTATCCTTCCGTAAAAAATGGTCGATAACAAACAGACCTGTCAACATATCATCATCCCTAATATCATCATACTCTGTTTTGGTTCCGACAATACGCTTTAAATCGTGCCCACTAATTTTTATCCCCTTCAAAAAATTAATCACTCCTTGCGCTTCATCGTCATTTAAAGCGGAAATAAACCAATTGAATACAGGTGTGTCCTCATCCAGCGTATATGCGGAATTGGCATGATCGGCATTGGTGACATCACCGCCGCCACTGCCACCCTGTATAATAGTCACAGAGCGGGGAACATACTTCCCATCACGCTCCCTCGGTACTACCCTACTTATGATTCTTATATCTGACTTTATCGCCATTCTCTATCATTGATAATGTTATTGTATTCTGCTCGTAATCCCATACACCACTTAATAACAAGAATTTCTTACTAACCATAGAATTGTCATACAAAACCGTGAAAGGATGAATGAGATCACTGTTTTTTAATACCTGAGTTAACTTGATTTTGGTTACCCGGTATCGGTTAATTATACGCCTGATCAACGCTTCTTCGGGGCGTACAAGCATACCTTCTATTGCCGAATACAAGTTGTTTGTCAAAAAATTGCCATTTAAAAGAGCTTTGCTATATGTTGCCCCGTCTTCATTATAACTACTTATGCCAAATTCTATCTCGTCAAGTTCAGACATAAATTTTTCATTGACTACATTCTCGTATACACGATCCCCGTTCTCACCTTCATCTACAACTCCGTCTTTTTTCTTATAGGCAACTCTTAGATTTTCTATATCAACTACTTTTATATATTTATCATTCTGATATGGGTAATCCGTACCATACAGGATTAATTCAAATTTCCCCGTCAGTGGCACAGAATCTGGGAACTCAATCACATATCCCGTAAGTCCCTCATACGGCATATCTGCCTTCTTCGTTGCACGCAGTTTGGTTCGTTCCACTTCCTCACCCACCTCTCCTATACCTATCGTAAATGTGGTTTCGCTATTTTGCCATTTATTTCCATTCCAGTAATGATCGCCAATACGTAATTTAAACCGTAACACATGATCTTCCGTGATTGTCACCTTATTAGGCTCTGCGTAATTCGTCGTAAATAAAATATCGGCTGAAATTCCTATCGCTGCATCCTTATAGACAGCTGTCACGCCTCCCACTCTTAATATAGGATTTCCTACAGCCGTACTAATTATCCTATATCTCAATAAAGACCTCCATGTGTAATTCTCCGAAATTATTGTATACAACGGAGTTAATCCATCCCATCCCTTAAAATCTATATCAGCCTCCCCGACTCTGTATGCGGTCATACCGCCAGTCATATTATAATTTAAATTAGCACCCATTACAGGGATGGCATCTTGTGAAATCTCTCCATTATCACCATATGCTATTGATTCCCATCGTTCTAATGTCAACCCTTGCACATTCTCCACCTTATAGTATTTGTTATCATTCCTCTTATCCGTCAAGTTTGTGAAGCTCCCATACATATCACTCACATCAAATCCCTCATCATCCACCAATTCATCAAAAACATTATTTATTGCCTTAACGGTAACCTTATTATATCCGGGGAGCACATCTATTGTATGATCACTGCCGCCAAAGCCGATATCCTGAAGCAATACAGTGTTTGGAGTAACCATCTCATAAGTGACAAGATCCTCGCCATACGAGAAGTATTCCCCTTCCCAATCTGCATCTACAAAATACAGGCTACCTTCATAATCGTATAAGGTCCAATTAAAAAAACGACAAAAATACTCCAGTACCTCGTCCAACATCATCCCTTCTGAGGTGAAGTTTTCTTCTGCGAGAGTTATCTCATCGAATATGTTTTTCTTTGTCGAATAATTCACTTCTGACGATCCATAGACATAAGGTATATATATCTTTTCATATCCCCCATTAGCTGATCTTATAATGTACCTTAAGAGGTTTATCGCCGTTATAAATCCATTCTCTGTCTGTTTCTCATATTGTATATTCTCAAGCGTGCCTATTGCACTGATACAATCAATACTGATATTATCCGGTGTAGGCTTATAAGGCTGCGTAAATTGTTCCGGAACAATATACCCCGTCCACATCAACTTGTCACCCTTGAACAGCTTAACCGGGGCGTACTGGTTGTTAATGCTAAACAGGTCTAGAAGTAAATCACTGCCAAGAAGAGTTAATGTTGCTGTAGAACTTCTTATCGGCTCATATACAAAGTTATCATCGTTCCCTTCTACAACAAACGCGCTTCTCGCGCCCAGTAATTCCGTCACCTGTCCCACATAGCCATCAATATATACCTTTACATCATAGGCTGTGTTTTTGTAATTTTTAAAATGTATGTTATATCTCTGCCCCATATCACCACTTTATATTGTTAGCCTTCATGTAATTCCTTATTGTTATATACATAGCCTTACCGCTTACCCGTGCCTCACCGTCTACCGTTATGTGATTGGATCCACCATTGTTAATCATATTGAACAGCTTACCTTGCTGGGACTGGTTCAATATCATCTCGCCACTGTTAACCCGTGCTATCATGTGATCACCGAAAAATGATGATCCTCCCACTATACCACCTGTTGCATATTTGGGAATATTGGCTAAAGCAGCCAAAACCGAAGCTATGGCGGCTACAGCCAAAGCCGCACCAACAAACGGAATGGAAGCCACAGACGAAGCGGCTCCGGTTACGGCTGCTTCTGTATTAGCCACAGATTCTTCCTTTTTCTTTGCATTAAGAGCATCAATAGCCGGAATCGCGGCAGCCACAGAGTTCATTAAGTTTCCAAAATAAGATAGGATAGAACCGGCGGCACCATCAGCCATTGAAGACATGCTACCAAATGCGTTACCTATGGCACTTAACGAATCTGCGAAATCTTCGTTTGACTTTATATCATCTCTTGTAATCGGACTAATCTTTTGAGGCATTTTTTCGAACATCTTAGCATAACTTAATAAGCTTCCTCTTCCTTCACCTTCGTTTACAAACTCAGGAGCATTGGGGAATCTTGCCTGAAACTCTATTGTTATTTTTCTTTTTTTTAATTCATCCAAAGTCTTTGCGGCAGCTTGTCTAGCCTCATCACTAGCGGCATTAGCATACTTCTTTTGTGCCTCATTAATTTTTTTATCAAGTTCAGCCAATGAGCCAATAGGGCTTTCTGCTTCTTTTAATGGTTTTTGTATAGTTCCATTTATATTTAGTTCTTTTTGCTTTGCGGCAATAACTACCATTTCTTCACGTTGTGCCTTTATATTATCGTAAATAGCCTGTCTTTCCGTATACTCTTTTTGGGAGATTTCCAGTAATTTTCTCGCCTCTCCTACGGCCTCAGCTTCTTTTTTTGCATACCCATTTACATTAAGCAGCTTTGCTCTCTCGTATTCAGCTTGCCTTCTACTTAAAGCCTCCAATCTAACCTGGTAGCTATTAGCTTCTGGATATAATTCATTAGCCCTTTTCAGCTCTTCACTTAAAGCCTGCTCCATAGTCATTCCTCCAGCTACAGACTTATTAATACGCTGATTGCTCTCTAAAACAACCGAAGGAACATTTTCACTACTACGCATTTTCCTTAGCTGTTCTTCGGTCATAAACCATTCTTTAGCCTTAGTAATAAGGTTTGTAAACATATCAATTGAAGTTTTTAATATGCCATTAGAATTATTTACCGTCAAGATTAACCCTTCCCATGCTGATTGCAATCCCTTCACAGAGCCTGCTACATTATCATTATTTATCCTTTGCTGCTCAAACGCCGTATTAGTATCCGTTATCGCTCCAGTCAATTCTACAAACTTATCTTTTTCAGAAACAAGTGCCAAAGCAGCCGTTACGCTCTCTTTACCAAACATTTTCGTCATTTCCGTAGCGTTCATATGTTTTGCTGCAAGGTTTTCCACAGCTTGTGATAACCCGACCACGGAAGGACGTAAATTCTTGTCCGCACTACTTTCCAAAGTAAGGAATATATTACGCAGATTAGTTCCCGCACTGCCGGCATCCGTTATTTTAGGAGCAATAGCCTCTATCGCGGCTACCAATTCATTGAATTGTACACCTACAGAAGATGCAGCACCACCGGCATTCTCTATAGCCTTGTTCAGATATGGGATATCAGCAGAGCCTTGTTGAGATGCTGCCGCTAAAATATTGATATATTCAGCAGCATGACTTGAGGAAGCCCCCATCTGATTTAAAGAACCAGCTAATGCCTTGGCAGCTTCCGGCACATCTATTTCTGCGGCCTCGGCAAGAACTATAGCACTTTCGGTTACTTGTACCAAAGCTTCTTTATTTTGCAATAAAGATGGGATCTGAGACCCCATCAGCTTAAAAGCATCTACCACCTGAGATGCAGTCTGCGTGGTGGTACTGCCCAAACGGATAGCCTCATCTTTAAAAAACGAAAGCTCCTGCGTTGTCACACCTGTTAAGGATTTCAAAGAGGATAACGACTTTTCAAACTCCATAGAAGTCCTTACCACATCCCCAATGGCTACCGATATACCAGCGAAAGCAGCAAAACCACTTAGAGCAGGTCCTATCTTGCCGGCCATACTTGTTATGCTTTTTTCAAAGTTCCCTATCTCACCTTTCGCCCTTTTGATGTTCTTATCAAAATCTGCGGTGTTAAACAACAATCTTACAATCGCATTACTTGCCATATTCCATATTTTTTGCTCGTTCTCTCAATTCTTTCAGCTCATTCTCATCTATCTCTATCGGTTCCCGTTCCTCATCCCACGGGAATGGGAACACTGCTTCAGGTGTGAGGCTCTCCGTAGAATTAACCTGTGCGATAGTATACATCATCATTCTTGTGCGCTCCCATGCCTCCTGCTCCTTCCGGTTCATCCCCCTTATAAATGCAGCACACTCGTTAAAAGTCATACTGTCAAAGAAGTAATCAGGTGATATCCCTCCACGACCGACAACTTCTTCATACAACCTTATCACACTTACTTCTTCGCTCTCTTTCCCATCGCTTTTTTTTTATCATCTTTCCCGACAATCATACTAATTCGCTTGTTCTCTTCCTCCAAAACAGCCAAAAATGTTTCGAAAATGGACGGATCTAAATCACATGCGTCTATCACATCATCAAACGTTAACGGAAAATCCTTGTTATTCGCCATCAGCATAGCACATAACAGGATATAACTGTTAACCATCCTGTCACCGGAATAAGACTTCCCGGTAATTTCCTCATATATAAATAAGGCGCGCAGAGTATACCTTAATGTATACTCCACGCCATTAATTTTTACTTTCCTCATACCATCAACCATTACCTGTTGCCTTTTCAAGTTTTCCTTGTCCCTTAAGCTGCGCAGTCATTGTAGAATTGCTGCCTTTCGCGTCTGTGCGGTCAAGAGATGTTATAAGAGCTTTCCCCTTATAGTATATCTGCTGGGCCTTGGTTGCCGGGGATGTCCACCCATCTTCCGGAATACCATCATTGGTCAGATTGGCAGGAACACCCAATATAATATCAACAGGCTCACCGGCAATAAATGTGTCATAAAGAGAATCAAAGCTCTCTATGTTCTTATCAGCACTTACCAATGCCTCCGTAGACGCTTCCCACCCCATCTTCGTAACTATTGACTCATCCCACATACCATCGTCCTTACTGGCAGCATCTCCAGTTTCCGCAGTAAGCGTTAACTTATGGCTGGTCGCCAAGGCCGTAGCCTTGCCGCCAATAAAGATCATAAAATCCTTTCCATTCAAAGGTTTTGCTTTTGACATAATCTATATAATTTAAAAGTTAAACAATTCCTTAAAAAACAGATTCTATTCTCACGAACCGAATCCGTAAAACAATTGATTTTTACTATGAATTTATTCTTAAGTGCTATATTCAATAAGTTATCTACATAGGCAATACATCAGGGTGTCTCTGATAATACACCTTCGTTAGTGCCTGTTTCAATTCCTGATAATTTTTAATAAATCCCAGCTCAATCCATTGGGCTATCTGTTGTTCCAGTTCATACATCTCACGTATCTTAGCCTCATCGCCAATCTTATTACGCATTTCTGATTCATGTTTGCCATACACAATGATATTGAGTGATTTTGCCAAATCACTAACTTTTTGCTTAAATACCTCCTTTGGAAGGATAGAACAAACAGCCGTACACATTCTGGGATATGCATCACCGGCAAGATTGCGGAACTTTATCATTTCGTCATAAACGAATTTTAGAACATCATATTTAAATGATGGATTTATCCACATTGCAAAATCAATAAAAAGCAGTGGATGCATCCATGTACCCGCATTATCACCCTTATTTGCTCTTGATTTATGATAGGGGTAATTACCCGTATCATAATTTTCCCTTTTCATTATAGTGTAAATAAACTCTTTAGTAGAAGACAAATCGAAGTAGTCATTAACTTCTTTCCTCATACCTTTTAATTGGTTCCACTGTTTTAATAATTCTGTTGCATTGAAAAACGCATCTTTTGTCCGTTGAACTACTTTAAACTCACCCATCGGACGTATCATAATCTGATTTGTTTTCATAGATCAATTGTTTTAAAATTAAACGAAAGAGTTATAGTAAATGCGTCTATATCCACCAAATAATCTTCAATACATGACAGAAAAGAACTATCAATGACCTCAAACTTATCATACCGGGCTGTCTTCCCTTCAATAGAGTAACGCACCTCATTAGCCGTATTCACAGCAACTTCATACGTCTTTGACACAACTACCAAAGTAGTGGATACATTATCCGCACAAGATCCATCTTTGGTCTCGTCCGGACCATCCAAAGAACTCGTAAAATTGATGAACGGATACTCCGGCGCCCCCACAGGGATAACAACCGGATATATCCTGTTCCCCACCGCTTCCGTAACAGCCTTATTAGACTGTATAGAGCTAATAATATGCTTGCTTATAAATAAACTCATCTTCCTTCACTTACTTCTTGTATTATTCTTGCAATCCGTTCCGACAATACAAGGCTGGCTCTAGCCATGCCGGATTCCGCTGCCGGCTGGAAAAAATTACTTGCAGACAAAGAGCCGCGATATGCCGATTTTTTCATTCCCTGACGTCTAACTTTCGTATACCTGTCTTCTGTCCCTGAATTTATAAACCGAAGGATAAAAGCCCTGTCCGCACCTCTATAGCCTCTAGACCTCTTCGTTTCCGGGCTTACATATCTACGTCTTCTTATGCCCGACACACCGCCGTTCGGTTTTTTATATAATGCCAGCCTTTTTGCATCTCCCCTATCAAGTATGTTAAGCATACCGCCGTTCCCGTCACGGTAAACAACCATCTTTACAGCCATGTACGCTCTTCCGGGATCTTTACCCATTGCGGCTTTTGCTGCATTACGCACATACTTCCGCTCCGGTGTTAATGCCCTTCGTACCTCTTTTTTTATCTCGTTTTTTTTGATTTCCTTGGACTTACGCATCCTTTCAAGCATGGCAATAACTTCGTCTCCCTCATAGACAAATGACACCCCTTTTATCTGCTTCCCCCGATTGTTCTCAAGGATTTTTTTCATTATTCCCATAACTTCGTATTTTTATCCCGGAGCCGTAGCCCCGGGTAAATAAATCAAGACTCTTCGGCAGGTAACTCTCCCAGCGTAAACGCCTCAGGACGCAATGTGGTAAACGCCCAATCCCCATTAAGGGTCAAGCGAACAACATCTGATGTGTCTTCCGAATAAGGATTGATTATAAAACGCTGTTCACCGAATTGCCCGATAGGCTCATATCCCCATGAACCAAAACCAATATAGGTCTTATCATCTGTATTAATATAATTCGTACAGAAAACCGGAACACCAGCAATGGTATTATTCTCGATAATATATCTTCCCGTGTTACCCGGATTTGTCGGCCCTTCATATCCTCGATCGGTAGTTTCCAATACCGCCTTTGTGTATTCATCCATCACATAAGCCATGTAACTTCCCTCAATACCTTTCATCAATGGCAATGCTCGCATCAATACCAATTCCTTAAATGTCGGTGTCGAGTTGGCGAACTTGATAAAACGGGCCTTTTTCTTTTCAGCCATAGTTTTTAACTCAGCGATAGTCTTTGGGGTGCCCGGACTTCCTCCCGGGAACGCGATCTCAGAAAAAGGTCCTACTAACTTATGCGTCTGTTTCCCGGTTGTAAACATCAGCTTATTCAGCGTCCGCGTTACAGCCATCGGTATCTGCTGCTTAACAACATCGTATGCCACCCCCTCGGTCTGGTTGATTGTCTGACTTGTAATCTTGATGGTAACACCCACTCTCTGAGGATTGGGTACAATCTTACCGATCTCGATTTTTTTGTCGGTCAAAGCTACAGCCTCCCCGGCTACCTCTGCTTCAACTGCCGAAACTGTCGGCCAACAATAATCACCCGCCAAACCTGTGCGTAACGGTAATCCAAGCTTAGAAATGATAAGACCTTCTTCCAATGCAGGGATAATGTCATTAATAGTAAGAGGGATCATCGGCTGCGCTCCCGTACTGATCATTCCTGTAAACTCACGCTTAAGCGGATGGGAACTTCTAGAATTGATATGCTCGCGCATAAACGCATCAAACGCAAGCTCACGGGCGGTGACTTCCACATATCCGCTCTTGTCAGCACACGCTATGCGCACATCCAAAGCATTCATCTCGCGTTTCAGACACTCGATCTCGTCATTCTCAGTATCGGTAAACGCACGTTTGTTTTCCGATTCAGCCAAATCTACAATCTCGTTAAGACGTACCTTGATTTCCTCTCGTCTGGTAATGTACTGTTGTACATTCACTTTCTTTCCTTTATTCATAAACAAAATGATTAAAAAATTTTCTTATTCGCTATCTTTCTCAATTCCGCATATGCGGTTTCATTTTTCTCAATTGTTTCCCGTTTCTTCTGATCTGGGTGCAACACAATACCGGAAGCCTCCACTTCCCGAGCTGTGACGCTGGTCTGCACATATGCCGGATCAGAAGCTATAGTCATTTCAAAAACCTCGTCAATACGGGTAACGTGTCGTAACAGCACACCATCATCATCCTTGGTATACCTGACCGAAGAACTCTCATCGCTCCAGTATGTGAAGGAAGAACCGGCTAAATCCCCTCTCTTTACCAACTCTAATGCGGTAGTTCCATCCTGAGTCGCTGGAGCTGTAAATCTATATCTTACACCCGTTTCATCCACAGAAAGCGAAAGCGATCCTTCACCCCTGTTCCAACGAGCCAGCAACCTCTCGCGGTTATGCCACAATGTCATCTTTATATCCATCCGCTTCAACTCGTCTTCCGTAATGGCTCCCGGCTCTATAATCTCACGGTAGTTATCCCAATAGTCCACAAGCATACGACTCTCAACGCCAAATACAATCGCATAACCCTCGATTACCCGGCTATCACTCCCGTCCTCCGCCTCGCGGATCTTTGGCTGGAACTGGTCACCGGTCATGTATCTTACCTCTCTCTCCTTGGAATTATCCATATTTTTTTCTATTTATTTACAACTTTCAAACGCCCCTTTAGGAAACGCCTTTTTTATATCCTATAAATACCTGTTTTCGGCTTACCCGAAACCGCTTCCCTCATCCAATATGGAAGCCGTAATAGTAATACTCCCATCTCTCTTGGATCGGTTACACGAATCTATTCTGTAGGTTTTCCCATCCCATACCAGCCGACAACGATCAGTAACCACGGACATATAGCGCATCGTTACAACTACCGAACTGTTCATCCACGCTTCACCGGCAGTCAGAGCACGAGCGCCCCTTTGAAACTGCACATTAGCCCATACGGTAATTGCTTTCCGATATTGGATTACCTGTTCATTCATGCTACCACGGCTTATTTCCGGGGTCATAATATCCACTCTTTCCGTTAATGCCCCTGCTGATATCATGATTCACTTCTGTTTGATAATTTCACATAAGGCTTTACAAGCATTGATATAGTAAAAGGAACCATATTCTGGGTTACGGATGAAACCGGCTCCCTGTTCCGGAACAAATGGGCTACAAGTAGCAACATAGCCGATTCCAAGGCTTCGGGAAATCCTTTTCCATGAGCGTCCTCCCATGCCTCCAACTCTTCGAATGTGCGGTTTGTCATATCTATAATCACACTCTCACACGCCATGCCCCATGTATGCAACAACTCCAACTCTTCATCCTGCACATCCCTTATCTGCGCTTTCATTTTTTCAAGCGTCAGCACACGCAATTCTCTATTCATCGTCTTCTCCTTCCTTGTTATCATTTATTTTTTGTAGAGCTTGCAACTGTTTCCCCAGACATTTTGGGGCTTCCCAATACTGCAAGGTTTGTGCTTATGTACACATCATCCCCCTTGTCCACCGGCGGACGATCGTCATCCCTACGTATGTCATTAACGGTTGCTTGGCCCGTTTCCAGACGTGTCTTTTGCCATCTGCTCTTGCTGTCAACGTCAAGGGCGTACAATGCGGACAAGTCGAATGTGTACTTGTAATCCATATAGGTATTCTCATCAAGTAATTTGGCGGCAAATTCACGCTCTATCTCGGTAATTATGGGCTGCAAAGCCTCAACATAAAAGGCTACATTGGACATCTCTACACTCTTGTAGTTGGCGTTGGAATCGTCCATAAGTTTACTCGGTGGTATATTGAAGAACCGGGCAATCTCACGGATATTAAACTTTCTACTTTCCAAAAACTGCATGTCAGCCGATGACATGCTTATAGGGGTAAGCTTTCCGTCACCGTATACAGCCAGTATGTCCCCTCCACGGTTCAACGTGTCCTGAATATCCATTCCCATATTCTTCAATTGCTCGTCCTGATACTTTCCGTAGCCTTGGACAGTTGTGTTGTCTTGAAGAATAGCCTTGAAACGTCCGCCTGTGGCAAATCGTTTCAACGTTTCACCATCCGATGTGGCAGTAATACTAAGACACTGCTTGGCGTATGCTATGGTAGACATTCCCCAATATCCTCCGTCAAGACACATGTTCTTAAAATGGAGTATATCTTTCGGACCTACAGTCACACTTATCCCGTTGGTTATATCATCAATCTTATATTGATTAGCATATACATCGTAAGTTACCGAGCCGGGGGAACACAATATGAAAGATACGATCTCGTGGAACGAATTACGTACAGGGTAGATAAAGGCATTCCCTTGCAAAAGCAACTGGGCTACCGTATACTTCATCATAGTATATGAATTCATCCGATCATTGGGACGTGCCCCGAGCAGATAGTTTATCCTCTTCCCATCCTTCGTGTCGCTCAGCTTGAAATAGTTTTTCGCCCTGTCCTTACGCTTGTATTGGATAGTTAACGTAGCGGCAGAACTTGAAAGTAGATTCACAGCACGATATACTGCGGCTATATTCAATGCAGCCCATGGGGAATTCACATAAGCTATGTTCTCCCGATAATCTCCACCTGTAGATTTCGCTTTCCCATAATCTTCGTGCGCTTCCTCATCCGTCTTCTCCGAACCACTGTCTATGAATGACGGCAATGGTGCCGATTCTCTTTTGAAAAATCTGAAAAAATTGTCCATATATCAAGTTATAACTTCTATATATCGGACAATATGCTGTTTATGGTTACCTCTGTTCCGTATTACTGTAAAGCCAAAATGTCATCAAGGAGGCTATCGCACCGTCAATCTTAAGATTTTCCTTCCTTTTCAACGGTTTCTTATTACACATCTTATCTTCATCTATATAGCAGTTTCCAAAGTTCCAGAATAGGATAGGATTATAAGCAATAACAAGATGAGCCGGACGGCTTTTTGCCGCCAGCTCCAGCGATTCTACCGGTGATGTGAACGCCCCGTAGGTCTGGGGAACAGCACGTAGTATCTTGTCCGGGTTCTTCCCGTTCCCCAAAAGTCCCGCTGCAAGCGCGTTGCGTATCTCGCTTGCCTTGTAAGCATCATAGCCTATCCGGCATATAAACAAATTACGGTCACGCCTTAATATGTCGTTTATAATCATGTCCATATCTATGACAGCACCGGGGCATACTTTCAACCAGCCGCCATCTACCCACATCCTATAAAGCTCACGGTTCGGGTGGGTTTCTATTGTTTCTTCCGGTATATAGCTATCCATAAACAGATAGAATTTTTTATCTTCCTTATTATAAATATTGTAAACCACGGCGGAAAGGTCATCAGAAACAGACAAGTCAAAAGCCACCATAGCAGACGGTCTTCCCTTCACCTGTTCCAAATTGATGTTCATGGACAAGGAATGGGCGAAATTCTGTGTTATCCACGGTTTTACGGAGCCTGCAACAAAGACATTAAGTAACTTGGTTTTAAATTCTATCATAGCCTCAACGTTGCGTATCGCCTTGTTCCACATCTGGCGGTAATAACCCTCCTGTACCGTTATGCCAATATGCGGATTACATTTCTTCCACAGCTCCGGAGTACTCATGTGCTCATCGTCAAGCTCCCATTCATCCGGCATAAACAATGACGCGAATTGCGTATCATCGTCATATTCTCCTAAAAGGACTTTCTTCGCATTTTCCAGCTCTATAGCGAAAGGTCCGTCAGGTACGCGGCTTGCAGTAGTTATAATCACTGTCAGAGGCTCCCTTCTCATACCCATAGAAGACACCATAACTTGCATAAGTTCCGCACCCTCCGAGTGATCCTTCACATATCTCGCCTGCGCATATTCGTCAAAGATAAAAAGAGATGCGTTAAGACCGTCCTTTGCATCACCGCCCCCCGACAGACATTCCACAAAGGATTCTTTCCCGTATGTGTTGGTAGGCCTCCATCCCAGCCATTCACGATTTGTCTTAAAACTGCGTCTATCCGGATCCAATTGATTAATAATACCCTTTATCTCATTAAAACATATCTTAGCCTGCCGCCCTGAATTCGCGCCCGTGTATGCCTGCGCGTTCGCATCCCCAAAAAGCAGGTCATTAACAGCAAGAGAAGCCGTAGAGGTGGTCTTTGAAAACTTTCTCGGAACGAACAGAATAGCCTCCCTTACCAGCCGCCTCAACTCCATCACACGCCCGTTGACGACCTTTGTTCCCTTCTTTCTTTCCGTCATATCTTCCACGCTGCCTATATCTTCCCATCTGTAAAACCCCAGTATAGAGGCAAACTGGAAATACTGCACGGGGGTTAGCTTATAACTGCGGCGTCCGTTTATCCCCGAAAATTTAAGGCTCTCATATAAGGCTACAAACACTTTCACTCTTTTTTTCTGAAACGTGTAAGTGTCCATCAGACGGAGGAATTTCAACACCGAAAGAACCTCGTACAGGTTATGCCCCTCCGGACAGGACTGCACGCCATATATATACGAAAAGAGCCGACCGTCTATTTTCCTTAGATTATACCTATCCAAATCAACAGATGTCAGCCTATCCGTATACCCTTTTTTCAGTGCTTTTTTCTCATCCCATTCATTCATCATTCGTCCTCTCCGTCATTCACATTATTGATATTCTCCATTAGTTTATCCAGCGGACTGGGGCCACGACTTCCGCCATCATCAGGCTTGGTCATTTCCATATTCATTTTCAATCCTTTCAATAATTTCATCAAAGGCGAAGCCTGTTCGAACGGAACTCTTGCCAAAGGGTCAATTCGCTTTCTTACATGTCCCTCCCGGCTCTTCTCTTCATACACGATATTATATCCATCATCCAAAACCTCCTCCGTGATTTTTTTAAACAACAGATACAGACGGGAAAATATATCAATCTGACAGTTCAACTCTTTGGAATACTTATTGACATCTTTCAATGTTTTTATAATCGTATCCCTCTGATTTTTTATTTTTTTGCTGACCGCCCGTTGTTCCTCGCTTTTTTTCTTCATTGTGTTAAATATTTTAATATTACCTATTTTTACAATATTGTTGTTATTCCGAGTAATCCCAAAGTGTCACCCCCAAATCCAAATTTTCAAAACTAAAATTTGTGATGCCTGGTGGGAGTGGGTTTGAGTAATCCGGGTGGTCTTAAAAAAATCCCCCCCCCCCGTATTACAAGATAAACCTTTCCTTAAACCGGGATAATGAACGGTTCGCATTCTCTTTCACCTTAACTCTGCTATGTGACTTCATCCCTGCATGAATCAAAGAATGGCAGTCATGGCATAATGACTGTAGGTTGTCCACATCAAACATGAGAGCTCTCATTTCAGTGACTGTCTTGGCTGACTCACACGGTATAACATGGTGAACCTCTGTCGCTGCCATTATCACTCCATTTTGCTTGCAAGCTTCACATAACGGTGACTGTTCAAGTTTTCTTCTTCTTGTTTTTCTCCATGCCATGGAACTGATCATCTTCCTGTAATTATAATCCCTGCTCATTTTCTACTTTTTTGTTTCTTGTTATAACGGGGACCATTCCGTATTTGTTCTGCCCCATAAAACCACTAACCTCCGTAGATACATCATTATGTATACCATCCGATGATACAGGAGACATATCAAGTAACTCCTTGATGATATTATCATAACCGTTGACTCCTATATTACGTCCGATTACAAGTAATCGTTGTGCTAAATTCGGATATAAATACCGAAATACTTCCTCTAATACCTGCTCTTTTTTAGAGGAATGGTGCATCCCTTCCCCATTTTCCGTTATACAGCTTGATACATATCTCCTTCTGTTGGTAACTCTATATATGAATACTGATGCCACTCTTTTAATATCATCATATGCCGACGGTTTAACAGTATTTACCCTGTCCTTCACAGCTCTAAGCCGCTGGAATATATCCATAAGTTCAGTTTCATTAGTATTAACTCCATTATATTCTGTTTCGCAATCGGCCTTTTCGATAAATGCTGACAGCAGATATTGCATCACCTCATATCTGCTGTTAAACTTATATTCCTTCACAATTTTATCCAATTTATCAGCAGCCTCCACACTTATCTTTGCCTGCACCATCACATGTTTCAATCTAGACTTATCCCTCATAATTTATTCCTTTCTATTAATGTTTTGTTCCTTATTTAAATTATTAAATCTAATTTAATAGCTTCAACTTTCTTAATACATCTACCATCAGGGGTAATTACTGTGAATCCTCCATATCCTTTTGATACGGAAACTATTTCACCCACATCAATCTTTGAAACAAGAGATTGTATAGTTTCTAAAACCTTTGCCTGCTTTTTTTCAAAAAAAGAGGCTGGTTTTCTTTTCAGGAATATCATATTCATTTCTTATCTGATTTACACTAATTCAATTATAGCCTTCTTTAAATTAACAAATAAAGGTATTGCTGACATGCCCCCATTGTAATCCAACTGTCTTAAAAAGGGGACAACCTCTCCGTTATCATCAATCTCATAATCTGCAATATAGGCTAACTTCTTCGCTTCGGGAACCAATATCCTTTCATTGTTCCAAAAAGTATATCTTTCATGAGCAAGGACCGTTATACAGACCTTACTTCCAACAGGGAATCCTTGGTTGGATTCAATGTATTCCTTTTCCAACTGAATTTTCTGATTCTTCAATTCCCTTATTTTTGAATCAATATCATTTTTCTTTGTCTGAAATTCTTCTTTGTTCATTTTTAATTTGTTTGAAGCTAATTAGGTTACATCATTAATACTGATTTCTCCTTTTAAAACTCGTTCTACCTGCCGGTCAAGTAATTCTTGAAATTCTATTTGGCATATAAGAGAGCAATCCGGTATCATCTCTTCCGGCATTTCTCCACGGTTAGGAGAAAGCTCATCAAGAAATATTTTTCCAGATTGGTCTTTCAGACACGTTGCTCCTACTTCTCGTTCAATTTTAGCCATCCGATCAAACACATTCGGGAAATCCTTCCGTATCTTATTCCAGTAGCCCATTCCACCTTTGACACAACCGATACAATTATTGTTATTGTAACCCATCTTGTACATGGCAGGGATTTCAATGCCAGCTTTCCAAAGCATTCCCATTGCATCTTGCTTGGTTATCTGTCGCTCGATAAGTGGGAACAACGGCTTTGTATCAGGATATTGCTGTTTAAAGCGGACAGCACGGTTTATTTCTTTCGGGTCAAAGTCGAATCCCCAGACTTGACCGTCCCAATTTCCCAACTCTTTTTCCAGCTTGTAACGGACTTGTTTCTTTAATTCGAATGTGCAAGCTGCACCAGTAGGACCATTAATAAATCTTTTCTTAGCCAACACATCCTCTACGTTAAGATACTTATCGCTGCGAATGGTATGAATTGGCCGCCCGTACCATCTCTCGCAATCTGAGATAAATCGGACATTATCTGGATGCCCGGAACCTGTTTCGATATAATAGAGTTGTACATCGTTATACAAGTTCAATGCTATCTTACAAGCTACTGCGGATGTTACACCGCAAGAAAACCATGCTATTATCATTTGATTCCTTTCTATCTTGTTATTAGTTAATTGGCAGTTTCATAAAACACATCCACATAGTCTTTCCATGTCTTCCAGTAGTATGGCCGAAGAGTGGTTGCCGATTGATGGCACTCAATACTTCCCTAACTGTTATCTGATCCTCATTCCATTTGAAAATCAGAACTCCGTAGTCATCCAGAACACGAAAGCATTCATCAATTCCCTTTTTTATCACCCTTGGCCAATCTTCAGGAAGTTTACCATACTTCTTGGCTAACCAACTATTTTTACCAACCTTTAGCAAATGGGGTGGATCAAACACTACCAGTTTAAAGGATTTATCCAAAAACGGCATATCGGTAAAGTCCGATACGATGTCTGGGTGGACTTTCAGATTCCGCCCATCACAAAGAATGTATTCTTCGTCCCTAATGTCAGCAAACAAAGCCAAAGGATTTTCTTTGTCAAACCAAAACATTCTACTGCCACAACAGGCATCTAATATAAGTTTTCCATTTTCCATTAAGCTATTTCTTTTGATTTCTTCAATCTCAACTTTCTCAATACTTTGCAAAGTGCTTCAGTATTTTTTCTCGCTTGTGTAACCTCCACCGCATTCCCGATAA